AGGCCCCCATCCGTTCTGGTCAACATATTTCAAAACGCTCTTAGCGTTGTTTTTAACCGCCTCGGGATAATCTGAATATGTTTGCTCGGCTTTCTCTAGCATTGCTTATTCGTTTAGACAAATATACAAATAAATAAAATTAACAAACAAAACTGATTATAGAACAAATGTATCCTTAAAATATCTTCTAGCATAAGACTCTGAAACGTAAACTACTACACATGAGCAGTTTATAGTCTGAACAGCTCCTCCGTTTAAATCACCAGGCTTATCCATCAAAACCTGAACTCCATTGGTAAAAAACACAAAAGGTTGATCAAATCGTATAGGCTTATTCTGTGCCTGAATGTGCTGAATCCTAGGCTCCTTTGCTCCTCCATGAATCCATATCTTCCATAGTTGAGTTCCTGTCTGATTTGCCCAATCCTGAGCAGAACGCTTTTTACCTTCATTGTAAGCTCTTGTAGATTCAGTCCTAGCGATTGCCCTAGCTCGCTTAATATCTGGAATCTGCTTAATTAATAACTCTTCAATCTGTCTAGGTGTTAATCCATCCTCAATACCTTGAGCAACTATCTCGTTAACTTTTTTTTGACTAGTGTCTGTTACATCAAATATTAACTGACCTAAATTAACAATTACCCAATTCTTTATAAACTCAAGCCAAGCGCTAAGAAAAAAATCATCTGGCAGAAACTTTTTCTCTCTATTGTCCTGACGAATCCTATTAAACTCTTTAGTAGCAGAATCCACAAATACAGCCTGATAGAACTTTACATAAGCTTCCTGCATTGGCAACAACGGAACAGTTGGTCTTGATTGCAATTTTAAAGCATCAGTAAATATTTTTACTCCAAGGCGTTCGTATTTCTTTAAGTCTGCTTGAGCCGACCTTCTAACCTTAGAGTAATTTATTTTATTCATTCCTTATTCTGGGAAATCGCTAAAGTCAGTTGTAGCATTACCTAAAGCCTCCTCGCTTGGAATTACGTTGCTAGGTATCCAATGGACATCCATTGCTGGGTCTTCGCTAGCGTGCCAGTGTAACAAGCTTCTTACTTCATTTCCTGTAAAGTATGGAGATTTGCCATAAGTATTCAAAATAACCTGCACATCTGGTTGTAACTCTGAGAACGATGAAATATCAAAGTCAATCACATAATCCATGCCGTAAGACTTCCCAAGCCATTGCGTAAACTTCTCCTCAATCATTTGAAGCTGAGGCATAATTACATCCGTAACCAAAGACTTTTGAGCGCCCTCCAAAGTGGCATAGGTTGCGTTAGAAGTAAACAAAACTGGGTTAACTCCCCAAAGACCGCAAAGAGTTTGCAAGTCCATGTTTTGAGAGTTTATAATATCCATTGCAACAGTACTTAATCCTATTGCATCGTAACGCAACGGAATCGAGGATGCAACAATCTTATTAATATTATTATTACCGTTTATCCTCTCATCAATCCGTTCGTCCATCTTTGCCCTTTGATCAGGCGATGGCCAAAACTCAGGGTTTGTAATGTTTGGAGAAATGATTCCTTTGGCTCCTCCATTTTGAAAAGTCTTTTGCTTTGCAAATGTCGCCTCGTTGTTTGCCTGTAGTGTAGTTAAACCAGCCAAGAGTGGAGGCATTCCACGAAGTTGTGCGCCGTTCAAATCCCAAGTTAAATTGGTTGTTTTAATGTGCAAAACCTCATTTGCTGGTATCTCAATATTTTGGTCTCCAATAATCAATTTATAGCCTCTCACAGGCTCAAACAGACTACCAGCTACTATTTCTACATAGTTAGACGGCAAAACGTACATCTCCTTAATTTTGCCTTTATTTAGGCCATCCTGTGGAGCAAATCCGTAAACGAATATTTCGCCGCTAGTATTGTACCACGTTAGCATCGAATCAAGAAACTCTGCCCAAGTTTGCATTGGATTAGGGTTTTTGATTAGCTCGTTTACTGGATCGGTATAACTTACATCTTCAAGCTCCTTTTTTCTAAATGCTATGCTTTGCAATCTGTTTAATTCCTTTGAGTTGTATTTTCCCCCTCTGTATTTCTTAGCACCTTCGCTCTCTTTGTAAACGTAAGTCGGGCATTGCTTGCCTTTCTCTGCTATCTTTCGAATGATTGAGTAAACAAGTGCATTTCCTTTGTAACCCTTGTCAATAAAAGTTTGCTGGTTTGAGTCATACCAAACAACCATTGTGGAGGCCGTAAATTGGCCATAAAGTATTTGATTTAGTAGGTTTACATCGGGTTTCTGAGGTGTAGAAATAACCACAGGATTAATGTATGACCTTAGAGCCTTTAATAGCATAGCTTATTCGTTTTAACAAATATACTTATTTATTCTTTTCTAAAAATGTAACTCCATAAAACCAAGATACTACCATAACGGCACGGCCACTCCAATGCCATGTTAACGGGTTAAAATCCAAAGTAATAAATGCAAGTAGCATATAACATACTAGCATTAAAATAAGTGAGGCAATTGTTTCTTTTGTCATATAGAAAATTCAAAGTTATTTTTTACCATTAATTCAGTTAATCCCCATACCAAGGCATCGACCCGATCGGGAGATTTTCCCTTGTCAGGATTAAATGTAACCATTTGAGATTCTAAAATAGGAAAACTTCCAACGTGATAAATTTGCCCTTGTTCGTATAATGAATAAACGGGCTCCGCTCTGACATATTTTCCCTTAGTTGCCGTTACTAGCTTAATCCTAAAATTCGTTCCTTGCGACTTCAATACAGCTTCGACCATGTCGCCACCTTGGTTTTTCTCAGCTACTATGCAATCGGCGTTCCATCTTAGCGCCGCGTCCGTTGCTACCTTTGCCCAATGATTAGGGCTATATTTTCCGCTCAAGTCTTCCAGCACATAGCCAAAGCCTTCTTTGTCTTTTCCAACCACAATTAAGCCAGTTTCGTCGCTGTTCATGTTAGCCGTTACGGCTGGATCAATTGCCACAATTATCCTTGTTAGGTTTGGCGCTTCATCTATTCTAGCTTTTCCAATTATTGCGCGGTTCCATAGCATTCCGTCGGCGTCATCTAACCAAGTGCCTAAAAATAGATGCTCATATCTTGCGCGATTCTCTCGCTTTGTCTTTTCCGCGGCCTGTATGAATGAATCGGATAAATTCTCTTTATTGTCTATGTATGTGGTATGTATATAGGTTGTATCCGTTCGCTTCTTCTTTATAAAGTCGTTATATATCCAATGACTTTTATACGCGGGATTCATTACTAAAATCACTCTGTTGTAGTTATCCTTTGCACGTATCGATAAGTCCACTTTGTCGAAAACGTCGGGATCGGTTAACTCCTCGGCTTCATCAATTACCCATGTTGACAAACCAGCAATAGATTTGAGGTTAGCAGTGTTAACGCCTGAACTCGTCTTTATGCCGCGAAATAGTATTTTTGATCCTGTTAATTTATTAATGATTTCGGATTGGGTAACTTCAAAGTCGTTTACTTTTCCCATAATTTCTATCTTATCGAGAAACTCGGGAATAATCGAAATAAACGCCGAAACCAATGTATAACGCGTGAATAAAATAACATGGCCTTTTTGATAAGTTAGATTTAACAGAAACAGCGCCAAAGTCCACGATTTACCCGAACCACGGCCGCCAGTTATTAAATAATAACGGGTTTCGGGTTCCTCATAAAATAAGGGCTTGTAATCCTCTAATAAATTGATCATAGCTAAATTAATTAATTCGGGAAATCGATTTTACCTTTCATTCCTGTACACTCAGAAACATACCCCCCCATAGGTAAATTAATTAATTGGGGAAATCCACTTTCCAACCCGTTCCCGTACACTCACAACAATACCCTCCCCCTATGTAACATATTGATACATACTTTATTGCGAGTCCTGGGTATCCCAGTCCTGGGTATCCTGGGAGCCCAGGCCATGGAGGGCCAACGCTTCCGCTTCTTCTTCTTCTTCGCTTATAACCTTTGCCGCTTCGATAGCTATACTCTTTCCAATCCATTGAATAGGTGGTGCAATCTTCTCTCCATTAGTCGTTAGATCAATCTGTTGCTTAGGCAGTCCGAACCTATACGAAAGCCAAAGTTTTAGTGCTTGCGTGTCCCCTTGTTGGCACTTGTATAGCAACGCATCCCAAATCTGCTGAGGGGCTGCCAATGCATCCATTTGTTCTATGAGCTTTATTTCTTGAATCTTTGGCTTTCTACCAGCGCCTATTCTAGCTCCCCCATTTTTACCCATATTGCTACAAAGTATTGTAAAACTGATAAAATCTGTTTATTCAGTCCTTAAAGGTAAACTAAAAAATATTTACTATTCCATTAAAAATACTTTACAATTTACTTGCAATTAATTACAACACCTTGTAATATTGTGTGAACATAAACAAAAAACAGCATGAAAAACTACAGATTAACGTACGGAAAATGGGAACAAGGCCTTGAATTAAAGGTAATTTTTACCACAATTATCCAAGCAAAAAGCATGAAAGGCGCAGTAATGAGAGCTAAAAATTTAGCACCGTTCCAATGGGA